GCCGCATCACCCGTCCCTGTCCCAAAGTCGATGACTGAACAGCCTCGCGGCATATACCCCTCCGCTGTTCTGACATGAGCCACGCCAGGACCCGGCGAATATCCCGGGACATTGTGCATGCGGTCGTATTTATCTTTTTCGATTGCCGCTGTTTCCATGCTCTACCTGGGATGTGCCGCGCCAATTTCCAAGCCTTCAATAAAAGCCGCCACAAGCGGCTTGATTTGCCCGATGTCCAGCTTGCTGTCCGGCACATTGATCTGCAGCGTGGACACAATCAGTTTCAGGTCGGACTCCAGCAGCGGGTCGTTCGGCACCACTTTTACCAGTTCCTCGATGCCAAGATTCAGCGCGGCCTTGAGCATGTCCGAATCATTGTTCACGTCCACAACGCCCTGCGCCATTACCTTTGCAATGGGCGCAATTTCCGGGTTCTTCTGGCCGACGTAAAACCCCACGCGCTTCGCGGCTATCTGCACCACGACAGCTTCGCTATTGTTTATTTGTATGAGACTGCAGCCGGTTAGCAGCAGCAACGTTGCCATAATTGACAAAATGATTTTTTTCACTTTTCCCTCCTTATAGGCGCTTAATAAGCCAGTGGTCCCAGTTGACGTATTCAATCGGGTAATAACCGGAACCGTCCCAATTTGTGCAGATCGTGACCTTTTCCATCAGCGTACCGATGGAGCGGGAGCTTTGAGGCCCCCGCTCCGGTTAAAGGTTAATTCGCCGCAGCCTTCAAAATGATCACCTCGACCGCGCCGGTAGCCTCTTCTACACCCGTCTTGAGGATGATCGGAATCGGGCTGGTGGTGGTGTTTTTGTAGCCAACACCTTCCGCCTTGGCGCACTGCGTACACTGGCCCGCCGTAGTGAACACGGTCGCAGCCAAATAGCGGTCGTCATCGCCCGCGTCGCCAAGCTGCAGCGTGGTCGCGCTTCCGAGATCAGCACCAATGACCCACCCCGTCAGAAAGACTTCGCCCGGCATCAATACGCCAACATTGACTTCGGTATCCTTAGCCGCACTCACAAAAGTGTAGCTGTCATGCGTCGCACGGACCTTGCCGCCCCACTCCGCGCCCATAAATGTCGCGGGAGAAGGGGCTGCATATTTGGTGTAATTCGCTCCACTAGCCATTGTTATTCACCTCCTTAACTTTCCAGGCAGTCGATTTCGACAATGCCTTTTTCGTCCATGCGGGTCGCGCCGATCGACATTCCGAGATAAACCTGAGTTGCCATGTTTTTATCGCGGCGCGGTCCTACGTCGGTCACAATATCCAGACCGATAGCCAGCAGGAGGCTATTTTTCTGCCCCGCGATACATTTTCGGATGCTCGATCCGACTTCCAGCCGCTCAGACCGGATGAATTTGAACCCCAAGAAGGTGTCCAGCTGCCCGGCGGCCAACGCTTTGACCGTGTTGTAGTCGGTTGATTTGACCTCGGTTGTATTCAGCAGCGCGGATACCTGCTTGCTTCCCAGGATGACAAAACGCCCCTCTTCATCCACTTCGTTGCCGTCCAAAATCTCTTTGGCGCTCAGAAGTTTTGCCAGGGTCATATCGGTTGACGCATTGGCAATCTGATTGTTTGAGGTGTCAAAGGCATAGGACGTGGAACCATCCACGCCGCCGTAAGCGGTCCCAAATGCGGCCGTGATCAATTCGTCATCCATCGCGCGGTTCATCGCGTTCCGGGCGTTGATCGCGTACAGGCTAGACGGATCAATCAGGACTTTTTTGAGGTCCATATTGTCCACCAGGTCAGCCCAATCATAATCGACGAGAGAGACGCGCCGTCTGACATGCGGCGTGGACACCAGCGGAGTGTCGGCATGGCGGGACGTGCGCTTGACTGCTGCGGTTGAATTAAGCTGATCAAAGAAAGCGTTTTTGCCGACAACGCCCGATTCCACACGGACGACTTGCCGCAGACGGCTCTCTTTCTGCTGCATCAGAATTTGAACATTGGCGGAATACTGTTCCACCATTGCAGTGGTAATTTCGTAACTCATAAGTACCTCCGAAAAATTTAGTTTCAAATTTTTCGACGGCTCTGCCCGTTAAACGGAAACCATCTAGACGCTTCACGCTGCGTCGTGTTCACGGCTGGCTTTCAGCTTGCACGGACTCTTACGAGCTACCCGAATAACATATTTACGTCTTAACCCCCTTTGATCGCGGACCCTTGCGGGCTGCCCGCTGGTTAATTATTCCCAACGTCTCCGCCACGAATCCGGCGGATTGTTGGCCTTGTTACAGATTGCCTCCAACTCATGCACGGGGCGCGTCAAATCAAACGTCCTGCCCGTGTTGTTGCTGATTTCTTGCAGTTCCCGGAGTAGCGGATAGGGAAGCTCAGAAACCCTATCCACTACCCCAGGAGGCACCGGAGGAGGAGAGGCAACCGGCAAATCATTTGTCTTGTTTTTCTTCGGTCTTGCCATCTTTAACCCTCGCTTCGCGTTCTTCCGCTCTTTGCCGGTCCTCTGTGACCTGTCTTTCGTTTGGCTGTCCGAATTTACTAACAACCCTTCTACCTTCTTTTGTCGGGTCAAAAGTATCGGTCATGATCACACCTGCACTTTCTTGTCGCCGTGGATCGCGGCCATCAGACGCGCCACCTCGTCAACTGCGTGTTGGTGTTGCGGATGGCTCGCGCTCCAATATGCTTCATAAAGCGGGTTTGCCTTGTCTTCCATGATGTTTTTAACCTTCGCCGCTGCGTCTTCACCAAAGAGATCAAAGTTTTTGTCGCCTCGAATAGCCGCGTCTTCCATCATAGCCTTTGCGACGTTGCCCAGGATTTTTACGGCAATAGGATCATTTCCGAACTTCTCCGAAAAAGCGGCAATGTCCTCAGGCGAGCCACCGAAACGCTGTAACGCAGCGTCAGCACCCCGAACAAACTCATCGTATTTCTGTTTTGTCCCCAGTTCGGCCATCAGTGCCGCTTCGGTCTTTTCGGCCTGCGAGGACATCTGTGCCTCGATTTCCTTGAACGCCTCCACCTGGGCATCGTTGTAAAACTTGTAAAGCCCTTCCGCCTGCCACGGTAACAACCCCAGATAATGAGCCACCTGCTTAAATCCTGCCGTCAACTTCTCGTCTTTCGGGAACCCCTCAGGCAGATTCGCCTCCAACTTGTAGCCGTCGGCAGACTTCGGACGCCCCAACTTATCCATGACGTAATTCCAGTTCTCCGGCGTGTTCAATTTTCCCGCGGGAATCGGTATCTTTTCCGCGCCAACAAGGGTTTGAGCGTGCTTGTAGCTCTTAAATACGTCGCCCAGCCCCTTGCCCTCAAACGGTTTAAAAACAGGATCGTCTCTGAACTCTCCCAACAGTTCCGCGTTGATGGTTAACGACTGTGCGTTCTGATTGTCAGAATTTCCGTCTTGATTTCCCTGGTCATTGCCAGAATCCATATTCTGATCATCCGCCATACCGTCATGACCTCCTTAAAGTTTTTGCCGCAATTCGGTTGATAGTTGCGACTTGATGAATAAAAAGACGTTTCGCTCGCCTTCCCGAAATGCCGTTTCGTGCGTGTCGCCCTTCCAATATGTAACCTCGTTGTCATGGCAAAACGATTGCAGCGCCTTCAACACTTCAAACCCTTCCGGCGTGGAGAACGTCACACCGAAATTGATTCGGAGTTGCTTTGCCGTGTTCTCCGCCGCCGCCTCTTGCTCGCGTTCCAGTTGTTCGTGGTCCTGAATAAATAAATCGTTCACTGATTAAGAGCCTCCAAAACACTGCCCTTTTCGGCCCCTTTTGCGAGGTTTGGTATCTGCTGCGCCGCACGTTCGAGCGTCTCCGCTTCCTGCTGCGCCTTCAACGCCTCCGCCCTTTTCTGCCGGATCTCTGCGACAAATTCAGGCGGATTCAGATATTTCACCGGGACACCTGCCCTCAATGCGGTACCTTGTGCAATCTCATCCAGATTATAGTTGTCCATGATCTCGGGGTTGATCTGTGCCAGGGGGGCAACCGCGTTGAGCGTGTCCACCGTTGCGCGCGTCTCGTAGGCTTTCATCATAAGCGCCAGGCGGCCAGTATATTCAATTTCTAGCCCTTGCCCCATCAGTTCGCGAGGAGGCGGCAAAATAGCTCCCGCACGGAAAAGAAGCCAAAAAACCCGTCCTAAAAATGGGTCCAGCAACTCCACTTGCTGCCGTCCAAGAGCTGGCCCTAAAATATAAATATTTTCTTCTAGCCGCTTGCTGATCTCATAGGCAGTCCGGTCCGTCCGGTTATCAGACGCCAGCAGTTGAAATAGGTCGTTATAAAAAGCGTCTTTGATTGCTTTCCGGCGCCCTTCTTCCACTTCCAACGAAATTTCAAAACGGCCATTGCTCTGTAGCTGCTTCGGCTCATGCCCCGGTTTGTGGTAGATGATCCCTGCGGGACGCGTGACGGTCGTTGACAGAGCGGCCTCGGAGGTCGCCAGAAGCGGCGGGTCAATCTGTTTCTGAATGCCGCGCCAGTTATCGTAACACATTTGATTAAGCATCCGCCCATCGGGCAGCGCGTCCATCCCCGGAGAACGGCCGTATTGCTCGCCTTCGTCCTTCTCCCATCGCGGCACGGCATAGGGGAATTCCTGATAACCGGATTCAGCCAGGACATTCTTTGCCTCTTTTTCAACCCATACTGACGCATACGGCATATTGAGGTTATCGGCTTTATTCCAATTATAGTCGTCACGCGGATATACAGCATGGATCACGTCAAATGTTTCGGTATATTTTTGATCCTTGTGGGCCTTTTGAACCTTCTCAGAGCATTTATCCCCCCATTTCTGAATCATCTG